GTAGCTGGTGATCCTGCATTAGAAGTAAAGAGGGTTTCGGCCCTCTTTTTCTATTTATATGAAAATCTTTTTACATTATGGCCATAGGAGATAAAAAATCTTTACTGCAACCTAGCTCCACCCAATCACAGCAGTTTAGGTTACAGTTTACTAATCTGCAGCCGACAAGCTTGACAGCCCAGCAGCCCTCCCCGGTAGCTAATGCTAGACCGGCAGTATCTGTGTTTTTAAATGCCCCTGCTCCTGTCTCCCTACAGGCCCCGCCAACTATTCCACCATCCCTACCGGCTCCGGTACCAGCACCTACTCCCGTAGTTAGCAACCCACCTATTCAGTGGAGTAAGACTGCAATGTACTTTAACGGAGAGAGTATAATGAGTTCTAGCTTAGAACCAATAGACTTTGGATATAACTTTACAGGTTCTAATGAGGGACTCAGTATTATGGTCGCTCTTAAGCCCTTCTCATGGACTCCTGTAACTACCAGCGGACATGCTTATACTATTCTACATATGTACTCAGGAAGTGAAGCAAGTCAATCTATCAATATCAGTCTGATTGACGGAGCTATGCAGGCTGTAGTAAGTAATAACGGCCAGACTGCTACATTTACCCGATCTATTCCTAATCCTGAATCAACTGCAACTTTAGGAAACGGGTACACACTTCTCAGCTTTGATTTCCTTAACAGAAGTATTTGGCCACAGGACTTTACTCTGCTTACTAGAGTAAATGCCGGAAGCAGTAACCTGAACTTACCTTCCCCATGGCCGACACAGATTAGTTCTTCTTTTACAGATATGGACCACCTCTATATAGGAGGAACTCAGTTTGAACCCGGTAAGAACTTTATCGGAAGCATAGCATTTGTGGCTCTTAAAAAAGGACTGTTTGGACAATCTCTCACCGGTACAGTAGTGAACGGATCTATAAAACCAAAAGCTCTAGCAACTAATAATTCATTTATGTCTAGGGTATACACTTTCCAAGACCCGGTTGGAAACTCTTTTGCAGTAGAAACCACAGGAAGTCAGGCTACTAAACAAGTTGCTCTACAACTTTCAGGAAGTTTAATACTAGGCTCAGACGCCATATCTTCTTACTTCGCTCAATAATGGTTTGCACTACTAACGCATATTTATACTAAGATCAATTAACCTTTCCTTAAAATGTCAGAAAGAATTTTATCACCAGGCGTTTTTTCAAGAGAAAACGACCTGTCTTTTGTAACCCCAGCAGCCGGCGAAGTCTCTACAGCACTAGTAGGACCTACTACCAAAGGCCCTCAGGACATACCAACTATAGTACGTTCTTACGGGGAGTACTTGAATATGTTCGGAGGTGCTTTTAAGTCAGGAAGTGACTACTACACCCACTATACTGCACTAGCTGCCGAAAAATATTTTGAGCAGGGCGGTTCTTCACTCCTAGTAACCAGAGTATCCAATCAAAGCTTTAGTCCAGCATCTGCTACGATCACAAGCGGATCAACCTCATGGGTGACTCTCACCACTATGACTGAAGGTGCTATAATGAATAACAGCGGCTCTGCAGGAACGAACAACTCTCTTGCGAGCGGCTCAGCTGATAACATCAGATACGAAGTTACTTCAAAGAATACCCAGCAAGGTACTTTCTCACTCATTATTAGAAGAGGTGACGATAATATTAAAAATAAAATCGTTTTAGAATCCTATCAAAATCTCTCCTTAGACCCTAAGTCAACTAACTACGTTGCAAGAGTAATCGGGGACCAGTATCGGACTAACCAAGGTGATTCAGTATTAGTGGAAGGTGAATATCCTAACGCCTCTAAGTACGTCTACGTATCAAGCGTCAATACTAAAATGCCTGACTATCTGGATAATAACGGAGTAGTTAATACAGAATACTCAGCTTCTTTTGCAAACTTTGCAATCGGTAGCGGATCTATCAACGGAGCTTTTGCCAGCGGAACCGGTACACTATTTCAAGCCGGCCTTCAAGCACAGTTTGTTAACCTAGCAGCTAACGACAGTCAGGGTATTGCACCTTCCACTGCCTACGATACGGCAATCGCAACTCTTGCTAACAGAGACGAATACAGGTTTAACGTCTTACTGACACCAGGTCTGACTAAGGATCTTCACTCTTCAGTAGTAACCCAGTTTATCGACTTAGTAGAGACTAGAGGAGACGCAATTTACGTTGTTGACCCGGTAGGGTACGGCAGCTCAACTGCCACTGCAACCACCCAAGCCGGAGGAATGAACAGCTCATTTGCTGCCGCTTACTGGCCCTGGGTTAAGGTAGCAAACAACGAGTTAGGTAAAAACGTTTGGGCACCTGCTTCAACGGTCCTAGGAGGCGTATTCGCCTTCAACGACAGAGTAGGAGCAGAATGGTTCGCACCAGCAGGTCTACTAAGAGGGGGAATTCCTTCAGTAGTTATGGCTGAAAGAAAGCTTTCTCAGTCAGACAGAGATACTCTTTACTTAGGCAAAGTTAACCCAATCGCTACCTTCCCAGGTTCAGGAGTAGTTGCTTACGGTCAGAAGACCTTGCAGACTAAGGCTTCGGCTCTAGACCGGGTCAACGTCCGCAGACTTCTTATCAACCTTAAGAACTTTATCGGTGACCAGGCCAACACTTTAGTATTTGAGCAGAACACAATCGCTACCCGCAACAGATTCCTTGCCGCCGTTACCCCATACCTTGAGACTGTAGTACAGAGACAAGGACTTTACGCTTATAGAGTGTTAATGGACGACACCAACAACACTGCCGATGTTATTGACCGCAACCAGCTTGTAGGTCAGATCTTCATCCAACCTGCCAAGACAGCAGAATTCATCGTACTAGACTTTGTAGTCCAGCCTACGGGAGCAACATTTAACGTATAAGCTATTTATAATTAAATAATCAGACCAGCAAAATGCCAGTACTAGATCCAAACGAAATTATGTTTACAGCCTTCGAGCCGAAGGTAGCTAACAGATTTATTATGTACATCGATGGAATTCCATCTTACTTGGTTAAGAGTGTCTCTTCACCTTCCTTCACAGACGGTGTCATCAAGCTTGATCACATCAACACTTACAGAAAGATTAGAGGTAAGAGAGAGTGGCAGAACATGACCCTCAGCCTTTATGACCCCATCACACCTTCAGGTGCACAGGCGGTCATGGAGTGGGCTAGACTTGGATACGAGTCAGTTACTGGCCGGGCCGGGTACTCGGACTTCTATAAGAAGGACGTCACCTTGAATGCTTTGGGACCAGTAGGTGATATAATCGGTGAGTGGATCATCAAAGGTTCATTTGTAGTCTCTTCTAACTTCGGTCAGTACAACTGGTCTACAGAGGATGCCATCAACGTTGAACTGCAGCTTGCAATGGATTATTGCGTACTGAACTTCTAAAGATTTAGTCTTTATAAAAAATACAAGCCCGGTCTAAATGGCCGGGTTTTTTATTTTAATATATTTATATATAAGAAACTAAAGTTATTTAAAATATGGCATTTAATATACCAACCGAAGTCGTTGAACTTCCCTCTAAAGGACTAGTATACCCAGCCGACAGTCCTCTATCAAGCGGTAAAATTGAAATGAAGTATATGACCGCTAAAGAAGAGGACATACTTACCAATCAGAATTACCTTCGTCAAGGTATTGCAATCGACAAGCTTTTGCAATCAATGATCGTTTCTCCTATTAACTACAATGATCTACTGATCGGAGATAGAGATGCTTTAATGCTAGCAGCTAGAATACTTTCCTACGGTAAGGAGTATTCGTTTGCGTATAAGGGTAAAGAACATAAGGTAGACCTTACCTCTTACCAATCTAAGGTAATTAACGAAAAAGAGTATTCCGCCGGAGTTAACGAGTTTACTTTTACACTACCGGATACCGGGAACGTGATTACCTTCAAGCTGCTTAGCCACGGAGATGAAGGTAAGATAGACACAGAGATAAAAGGTCTACAGAAAGTTAACCAAGAGTCTTCTACCCAAGTTACCACACGTCTAAAATATACTATCACATCTATCAACGGATCCAGAGAAGTCAAAGACATCAGAGACTTTATTGATAATGCATTTTTGGCTAAAGAAGCTAGAGCGTTTAGAGAGTATTACAGTTCACTGCTACCTGGAATCGATTATACAACCAGGCTAGTAATCAATGGCGTAGAGGAGGACGTCGATCTTCCGATCGGTCTTAGCTTTTTTTGGCCTGACGCCTGAGTATAGGACTTTCCTATTTACACAACTTCATGAAATAGTATTTCATGGCAAAGGCGGGTACAACTGGGAGACAGTTTACAACATGCCGATATGGCTTAGAAAACTTACTTTTAGAATGATTGAAAAGCACTATCAAGATGAAAACGAGAACATTGAAAAATCTCAAAATATCCAAAAAGCTACAGCTCAAAACACTAAGCCTTTAGGTCCCGCTATTAGTTCCCCTACCTACAGTACTAAAGTTGCTAGAAAGTAGGAGGTTTCTATTTATATGTATATAGACTTGCATGGCTGACGAACAAAATAAACAAGCTCAGGAACTTACTGATATCTTCGGACTTCAAAATAAGAGGTTAGAGGAACAAGCTGAGTTACAAAAGCAGTTAACTGAAAATACAGCTCTTTACAGAAGCTTTGGAAGTAAAATTCTTTCAAATCAAGTTAAAGCACTTGATCTACAAGCACAGGCAGACGTATTTGAAAAAGAAGGCAACAAGAGTCAAGCTAAGAAATTAGCTCTACAGGCAAAAGCGCTTGAAGCGTCAGCTGAATTACTTAGTGAAAAGCAGGCTGAGTTAAAAATCGATAACGAACAACTTGCAGCCCAAGTACAAAAGGAAAAAAATAACAAAAAAGCTCTAACTTCTTTAAAAGAAACCCTTGGATTAACAGGTCTTTTAAGCAAGCTGACTGCCACTCTGTCGGTAGCAGGGCTAGGAAAAAGTCTACTGGGTGTAAATAATGATGTATTTACTCTTTCTAAGACTCTAGGCCAAGGAGTAGCTGCATCCAGAGACTTAAGAGAACAATTTGAAGAATACTCGCTAGGTAATACCAGAATTGACGCAGAGAGATTAACCCAGGCTACTGTTGATCTTGGTCAAGCTCTAGGAACTAACGTCCTGTTTAGCAATGAGTTTGCTGAAGATTTTGTTAAAGCTACTGAGTTTATAGGGCTTACCAAAGAAGCAGCAGGAGGCCTAGCTAGGATAGCAGTAGGTTTAGGTCAGTCAGCTGAAGGCTATCGAGAGAGTATAGCTAATGCTTTGATACCTACTCTTAAGGCAAACAGCATAAATCTTAGTCTAAAAGATGTATATGAAGAGATAGGCAAGCTTTCAGCCAGTACAGTAGTTACTTTAGGTAGATCACCCGAGAAACTAACCCAAGCAGTAGTCCAGGCAAAAAGATTTGGTTTAGAGCTCAACAATCTAAACGGAATCGCTAGTAGTCTGCTTGATTTTGAAACCTCAATCGGTGCCGAACTTGAAGCAGAACTACTAACGGGCAAGCAGCTTAACTTAGAAAAAGCTAGAGCAGCAGCACTTACCGGAGATCAGAACACTTTGATGCGGGAGATTGCAAACGCAGCTGGAAGCTTGAATGAATTTGAGAACATGAACGTTCTTGCTCGTCAATCTCTCGCCCAGTCACTAGGTCTTAACGTCGACCAGATGTCAGAAATGCTTTTAAAGCAGGAGGCAATCAACCAACTTGGCGCTGAAGGAGAAAAAGCAACCTCTAACCAACTAAGAGCTGCTCAGGAATTAATGAAGACTGACGGTGATAGAGTCAAGACTTTAGGGGCGGCGTTAGAAGAAATACAAGCACAGGAAAACGCTACTAAAAACTTTGAACAAGCTGTTAGAAAGCTACAAACCATCTTTACTGACATCTTTAGTAAGATGGAACCTATTATTGATGGGATAGCAGGAATGGTTAAGGGTTTTGCTGAATCACCTTTCGCTGGAGTGAGTGTTATGGCAATAGCTAGTGTAGCAGGTCTTTTAGGAGCTCTAAAAGCTTTTACAGGCTTGAGAGGAGCTGCACGGATGTTCCCTATGTTTACTCAAGAAGTAGGAATCCCTGGCGCTGCAGGCGGAGTAGGCGACGGCGGAGCCACCGGTGTTAAAGGACTTAGCCGCACTGCTAAAATTGGACTAAGAGCAGGCGCAGCGGGTCTAGTAGGCGGTATGGCTCTTAATGCAGCCGCCGATAGCCAGGATCCGGAAAGCGGAGCTGCGATGGGATTAGGAGTAGCAGGTAGCGCACTTCAATACGGAGGTACTGGTGCTATGATAGGCTCAGTAATCCCAGGTATCGGAACAGCTGTAGGAGCTGGAGTAGGAGTGGTTATTGGAGGATTCATGGGCTATCTGGACAGGAAAGAAGAAAGAGAAAAAGCAGAGAGCGAAAAGAAGAAAGAGGTTGATAGCCAGCGTGCAGAAAAACAAGAAGGTTTCCTTACAAGGTTAGCCGAGAGGGAGGTAAAACTGATGCTTGATGGCAACAGGTTAGGTCAAGGGTTGGCAGTAACTAACTACAGAGTAAACTAAGATGCCACTATTAGACCTTAAAACTGAATTAAAGTCCCTTACCTACCAGGGCAATGGCCCGGCTGTACAGAAGGATATAAATAATCCTGGTGTTAAAGCTAGCAACCTACTACAAGGTCAGATCGATGACGTTACTAGGGTAACTAGTTTTCTACTCAGTACCAAAGGAGCTCTCTTTACTGCCAAGCAAGCACTACTACAGTCCAGTCAGCCTATCGGGAGCCGGTTACTCAACACAGCAACCGCACTAGGAAATATCATAGGTCAGGTTGCAGTCAACGGCACCGGTACTCACTTTGTACCTCCTGCCTCAAGCCGGAAGTACACCAACGTAAATGAAGCAGCTTCACAAGCCAAGTACAGCGGTAAGATCACTATACAGAATGTAAGATCAGCTACCGGCAGAAGAGAAGCTAGTCAGGATCTTATATACAGTACCGGTACCGGTAACGTAGCAGGAACTATTGGCGGCCCGCAGAACAAAACTGAAGCTATTGAAGGAGTACCTAATCAAACTTCCTTAAAAACTGATCCTGCAGTTTACGACACCATGCCGGTGGTGTTTCAGATATATAATGACCCTGCATCTCTAATTATATTTAGAGGTTTTATTGCAGGGTTATCCGATAGCTTTGCAGGAGCCTGGTCTCCGGTCGATTACGTAGGTAGGGGTGAAAGTCTGTATACATACTCAAAATTTAGTAGGACTCTATCTTTTACATTAACCGTCCCTATGTTACAGCTATCGGATCAGTATCCCATATACGAGAAAGTAAATTCCCTAGTCTCCTACACTGCCCCGAGATACAATGACTTCTCAGGACTAGCAGAAGGAACGTTCTTAAAAATTAGAGTAGGAGATTACATACAAGCATGCGGGTTTTTGAACTCCGCTAACGTATCCCTTAGTGATGAAGTTCCATGGTCAGACGGGGTGCACAAAAATACTTTCCTACCGCAAGTTTTAAATATTCAGTTAAACTTTACAGTTATTCAAAACCTGCTACCGCAAAGATTTACAACCCCAGGCGGCAACCTTCCTTATATTAATTCCAATAGAGACCGTAATTTGCAAGGTGTTGCAATCTCTGAAGATCTACAACCAGGAACTCTAGCGTAATAATATGGAAAGATATAGAGAAATAGAAGTTATAGGAACTGATACGCCCTACAAAGCTACAGTCATATACCCTTACATAGCTGAAGCTGAAACCGACTACTACGTTATTTCAACAACCGGAGATCGGTTTGATCTCTTATCAC